GCCACATTTAGTTCCACCTAAAATATCTATAGCCTCTTCTTTCCAGCTTTTAAATATAATAGATCTATTTACATACTCTCCTTTGTCAGCATCGTAGTGCATGTATTGCATTGCACTTATGAATGGCCTTAATGTTATGGGTTTACCATAAATATTTTGACCTATATTTGAATCATAAGTGTAGTAATGACCAACTGGTAATTGATTACCATCGTCATCTTCAGGTGTTCGATTGATAGCTAATCTAGGTATGTTAACACCCATGTTAGATCCATCATCTTGACCAATTGCCTGCATGATTTGTTCATCAGACATTCCTTTTATGTTTGTTAGTTGATTATCAGACATTTGTCCTCCATTTTATTAATTTGTATATACCACATTTTTACAAAAAAGTCAAGCATTATTTTATAAATGGATCAATAAAAAAACCTATTAAAACCCACAATCCTATTACAGAAAATAGTATGTTAATTATATCTAACATATTTTTGTATCTCCTTTTATTACTTTGACTTCTAAACCATCTGAGTGTGCAAAGTATTTAAACGTACTAAGAAACTCGTGGTTCTCATATATATACATAGTAGAAGGTTCTACCATGCATCTGCCTTTTAACTCCGTGTATTCTAGATAAGCACCATAATCTGAGTCATCGTACTCATCCAAAGTTTCAAGAGCCTCTATTGTTTTTCTCATATTGCCTCCTTCATATTTAACCAATCATATCCTATTTTAAGTTCCGTGTCAAGTGGTACATTAAAATTAATATCATAATACTTTTTTAATGCAGGTATTACATCTGCAGTTCCTTTATTAAAAATATCAGCCATCAATCTTTCTTCACCAGGATATACATCTGCGATAATAGAATCGTGCACTGTATTTATTAACAAACTTTTTACTTTCTTTTCTCTCATTAGATTATAAATATTTATACAGGCTAATGGTACAATATCTGCTGTAGCAAATCCTTGCACAGGATAATTTTTTATTTGTGTACCATATGTAGATCCACCCCAGGGTGTACGTTCAGCATATGGAAAAGAATATTCTCTACCTGTTGGTAGTTTAACTCTTTTAAATCTAATAGCTTCGCTTTGTAATTTTTCATGCCAAGTTTTTATATCTTTATACTTCTCTAAAAATTTAGTATAATATCTTTTCTCGTCTTCAGTTCCTGTTGTACCACCATACAAAGGTTTAAATGTATGTGCCTTTGCATCTTGTCTTGATACACCAATAATATCTGCAGTGTATTGATGAACATCTATTTTATTTTTTATATCTTCCATACCCTGTTTATCTTGTGATAAAAATACAGCAGTTCTAAATTCTAACTGTGCAAAGTCTATCTCTATTATCTTACCATCTTTAAATCTAGATGATACAACTTTACGAATAGGAAATGTTTTACCTCTAGGTTGGTTTTGAAAGTTTGGATCTCTACTAGATAGTCTACCTGTAGCTGTAACAGCTTGCATAAACTTAGGATGTAAAAAACCTTTTTCATTTGTAAAGTTTTTTAATCCTTCAACAAATGTATGTAAGTAAGTATCAACTGCATTGTGCCGTACAATGGCATCTATAAAAGTTTTAAACTCACCCTCTGCTTCACCTGCTATTTTAGTTAATGTAAGTTTGTCTGTTCTAAATCCAGCTTCTGCAATATCGTATACACTTCTAGGTCTTTGTTGGAATCCTGCAACTCTACCCATACTAGAGTATGTATAGCCATCACCCTCACATATTTCACACTTAGTATAATTTTTATATGGGCTACCATCTTTTTTTATTTTTTTAATTACACCCTTACCCTTGCAAGTATGACATTGTTCAGCAACAGTTTTAAATATTTTTTCAGAATTGTCTGCAACTAGATTTCTAAATTGCAATCTAGAAAAATTAGGTCGTCTTTTATTTTTACCTGTATTTTTATCTATACCTACATTAAATATCTTTGCCCAATGTTTTTTATCTTTTGGCTTTCTACTATAGATCAACCAAGATAATTGTTCAGGACTAGACAAATTAATTTTAGTATCTCCCATTTGTTTATATACAATCTTATCTATCTTTTGTTTTAAGTATGCAAACTCTGCCCTATATTCTTTTTCTACTTTAGCTAGCTCTTCTAAATTTATATTAATACCATTGGCTTCCATATCAGATAGCACAATTAAAAACTCATTCATCATTTTAGCTGTCATCAATAGGTGTTTATTCTTTGGCATTCTAAAGTCTGCCATCTGTGAATTAAATAAATCTCTAGTTATTTGAACATCCATTCTACCATACTCTTCAACTAAATTTACTGGTATGTTTTGAAAAGGTATACCCCTATCTGTAAATTCTTTTATACGACTATCTTTAGAACCAATACGTCTTCTTCTACAAGACATTTCTAATGTTAAACTTTTTCTTATACCTCTATTTAATATATACTCCCCCAACATAGTATCATATACTCTACCAGTATATTTAAATCCAGCTTCAATCAACCACATTAAATCAAACTTTATATTGTGACCTACTAATAATGTGGTCTTATCAAGTATAGATTGTATATTATGATAGCAACCTTTATCTATTCTTTCAGAATGGTTTGTAAAATAATACTCATCATTTATACCCACACTAACTAATATATTATCAGGGTGATAAGGTGATGGATCATACCCACCATTACTTGTAACTTGCCACGATGTTTCTACGTCTACTGTTGTAATCATAAATTTCTTTCCACTTCTGCTATTGTAATAATATATTCTTTACCTTTGTAATTTATTTCAAGATCACGTTCAAATTCTTTTTTGTAATTAATAAAAAAACCTGATCCCACACACTCTAAATTTTTATGCTTGTCCATAAACCTTTGAAATATATTGCCTATTTCTAATACTCTTGATGGTTTTATTTTAGACTTCATATCTGCTTATGCTCCTTCTAATGGTACATGATGGCTCACCATGATAACCATTTATTTTATTTTTACTTATACATAATGTTCTTATTTTATTTTCTGCATCAGAGTTAGAGTTTCTACCTATACCTATAATGATGTCTGCTTCTGCAGCTTTACCTGTCTTAGAGTTTTCCATCATATCAAATGATATACTATTTCTATTGTGTGCATCTGCTGACGCTTGTGATATAGCAATTACAGCACAATCTCTTCTCTTTGCTATCTCTCTTACACTTGTATAGATCTGTCTTAACTTCTCATCTGTTCTAGCAAATGTACCTGTAACATTTATTTTATCTAACTGATCTATAACTATTATATCAGGTTTATGTTTATCGCAATGTGCATCTATATCTTCCATAGACCAATCAACTGTATCAAACATAGCTATGTTATCTTTTATTTCACTCCAAGCATTTTGTGCTATCTCTTTATCCTGTATTATTTCTTCCCTAGTCATACCCGTATAGCAAGATATGGCTCTCATCTGTGTCCTAATAGCAGGTTCCTCATTTATAAATGCATGTACCTTTGCACCTTGTTCAGCAAATCCTTCAGGTCCTGCACACAAGCTAACCCAAAAAGCTGTCTTGCCTGTCTCAGGTCTAGCAAATGCAATCATAAGATTACCACCACCAATACCACCTACATTTTCTTTTAGCACAGGTATATTAAACTTCCATTTAGTAGTTACATCAAGTAATCCTAATACTTCTTTTACATCACTTGTAACTGCAGGTGTCTTTTCTTCGTCACCTTGTTTATGATTTTCTATCATACCAGCTATATCAGTAAAGTTTGCATCTTTACCATTAAATATTTCTGTAGCTTCAACAGCTATTCGTTGTGCTAAATCTCTATCAGATAAGATACGCATTATATCTTTTGCTATTTCTTTACTAGGTTCTTGTATTTCTTTTATATCTTCTACTAACTCACTAAACTTTTCTTTTGCAGCACGAGTTAATGCAGGATTAAATATAGCAGTATGCAAAGAATATAATTCATCAACACTTATATCATCTGAATATTTTGCATGTGCTTTTTGTATTGTATCAAACAAAGAACTTATATCTCCTGTAAATATAGTAGGAGATATAGTGCCTTTGTATTTTGTATAGAATGCTTTACCAAGCATTAGTCTAAGCATTTGTTTTTCTATCATAAAACATCTCCCTTATTTGTTCTGTATTAAAGTATTTAAGGTCATCTTCTAATGGTTTAACTACGACATTGTCAAACCCTGACGACCTTAAATCTTTAGCTATATCATATGCTTTTGTTGTGGCATCTCTGTCTAAACATATGTATAGTTTTTTATACGGTTTTAAATGACTCTTATGTAAATCTTTTAATTTTGTACCCATAATTGCAATACCAGTAAGTATGTTAGATACAGCACAAGCTGATGGACAATCTTCTACTATAACTGCATCATCACACTCACCACATTTAAATGGTACATCTTTATTACCATACATAAACCATTTAGGATAAACATTTTTATTTAATCCTCTACCTACTGCACCAACAAATTTATGTGAGTATCTATTTTTAATTAAGAACACAACTCTATCTTGCTTTACATCATACTTAATATCTGCTCTACCCCACGACCAAGCCTCCCAACAATTATTATTTGATAACCATCGCATTGCTTTTTCATTTGAATATATACCTTGAAAACTATCAGGTATTTTAAACTCATCATTTTCTATATATAATTCTGTATTTCCTTCCAATACTTTTTGTACATATTTCATATCTTTTTCTCCTTGTTTTTTTCCTTTTGCTTTACATGACGCATGAAAACAAAACCAATTTAAATTATTTTCTGTAGTATCAACTGCTAGTGTATTTAAATTTTTACAGAAGGGACAATCCATTCTCATCTGTGTATCGGGTGGAACAAACAATCCCTGCACTACTTGTAGTTGTTGTCTATAATTCAATCTTATAATTCCTCGTATGTTATTCTCACATCTTGTGAGTAAAATTTATCTCTTTCAAGAGATAGCTTTTTGGTAAGGATAAGGTGTGTAGCCTCATCATTTATTCTATCTGCATCTACTATTCCTGAAAGTGGTAATGTGTATTGTCCTGTGTATCCTAATCCAAATACTTTTATGAGGTAGTTTTTCTCTGTTTCCATTGTTTCTCCTTATCATACTTTTATTTATTTGTCAACTGATTTTTGTAAAATATTTTTTATTATTGTAACTTTGGGGTTTATATCTGTAGTCTTACAAGATGTAAGTAGCAATAATATAATTATATATTTCATATATTTAAAAGTTTATTGCGTAATTTTATAGCTAAATCCCATTTACCTTTTTCTCTACATCTTAATATCAAACACTTAAGTCTAAATATTAATTTAGTTTTTGCATTTCTTTGTTTCATTTTTTTCCTTTCTTTTTATGCCTACCCATATACCAATCCCCTGGCTCATAGTTCCATTTCTTTCCGTGATGACCTCTAATATCTGCATACCACATACGAAGTCTTACTATAAATTTTTTTAATGTCATTCTATTTCCGATTCTTCTTGTATCTTTTTATAATCTACTTCAGGTTGATTCATATAATCTTCTTCTGCTTGCTTATAACATAACTCATCTATTTCATTCCAAGATAAGTGAGGATTTTTTCTTTGTATTTCTTCAAACAATTCTATAGCTCTGTTCTCTAACCATTCTTCTTTTCCATCTACACTCATTTGTTCTCCTCATCTTTATTTTTTTCTTTTATATAATCAGTTAAAAATGTATCAACACTTGAAGCTGTGTCGTCATCTATGTCTATAATGGTATCAGTATACCAAGTGCCATCTTGTCTTTCTACTGTTGCAACTATTGCCCAACTTGTTATTTTTTTTGTCATTAATGCTCCTTATAGCTTACTTGTTTAACTTTACGACTCCAACAAGTACGGCAAGATTTACACTCACCATCTTGTTTATATGCAGGACATTCCTGCCCAACTGCAGGTTTATCTTTGTGTACACCTGATGTCCATTTCCAAAACTTTGGTGGTGGACTATCTACTTTGATTGCAGATACACGCAAACATAAATTCTTTGGTACATCTTCTTCTTTAATATCTTTTATAAATTGATATTCCCTTGTGGCTAACCAGTATTTTATATGTGGTGTTA